GGAGATGAACTTTCCCCAATACCTGTACCAGTAAAGTTATCAACAACAAATCCATTCTTCATACGATCCAATCCATATGAATCTGTAATTTTTAAAGATTGCGTATCTTGTTCTAATAAAGAAAGAGATGTATAGTACTCTAAGTTGTCGATTCGTTTTTCAAGTTTTCCAATATCACGCATAGTATAGCGTTTATTTTCAACTTTGTTGACAACAACTTCAGTAGATGATGTATTAAAAGTATATGCGCCAATACCAAGATTGTACAATGTCATTCCAATAGATGGATTTTCTGGAGAGCCAGGAGTTACTGCTGGAACTCCACTGACTGCGAAAAACTTTCCGCTTGGATCGATAGCAATCTTATCATTTCTAGAAAGATAGTAACTAAAATCTAATTCTAGGTCTTCGCCTCTTTTTGGGCAACCAGATAAAGAAGATCCTGTTCCACTAAATGTTCTTCTTCCAAATTCCCAATTAGTAGTAACTGATTTGTTAGCAACCTTTGGTCTAAAATCAATAGAATCTCTTAGGTTAGCTGGAATTGCTTTGTAGTCAACATTAGAATAAGAGTTAACATCAATATAGTCACCAGACTGATGCTCAAAGTATTCATACTCTACTCTGAACGGATTGGTTGGTGGGCTATATGATGGTTTTAATATTAAACGAGCGAGATCATAATGTGTAGATCTTTGACCATTATCAATCTCAAATCTTTCTGTAATATCTTGTGTATATTGTGCATTGGTTGGAGTTGAACCAAATGAAACAGTAGGAGCCATTTTAATACTAATAATTCTATGCAAATCAGCATGTTCTAATATAATAGAAGATGCTTGTGCAGCTGCTGCTGTTGTGAATGTATTAGTAGACAATGCTCCAGTAACAGTAGTTAATACTTTAGTCTTTTCGTATCCACCACCATTTCTAATAACTGCTGCAATAACAGTTATAGATCTACCTGATTGTCCAGCTGGAACAGTAATAGTAGCGTTAGAACCAGAAATAGAAATATTAGTTGGGGTAAATACTGTTCCACCAGCAGTTGCATCATTATCTACGCAGATAAAATTATCTGTTTCTAGACCAGAAGCAAATGTGCCAGCAGTTGATATGACCAGTGATGTTCCAGAAGCAGTTGCTGTAAATTTCTGATATACAGTAAATGATGTATCGTTAGTTCCACCAGCATTACGAATAGAACGAACTGCGCTGTAAGGTAAAGGATACACTAAACCTGCATATTGAGTCTCATATAGTTTAGTTTTAACTAAAGTATATGCAGCGTTTGTGGCAGTTAGAGATGAATCTAGCGTTAATGATGATTGTGACGCAATAGAATTAACACGATATAAAGCACCACCAACAGAGATATAATCACCTGCTCTTAGATCTGACTGGAATGAAGTTCCATTCCCTGTAACTGCAGTTCCTGCTGCAGTTACAGAACCAATCGGTTGATTTATTACAGTATCTACAGGATCAACATCAGCACTAAAACTTAAATTAGGATCACTAGAAATATTGTAGTAGAATGATTTAACATCTCTAGCAAAATCATATCCTGGATTTAGTTGAACATCAAACAATCCTAACTTATATTTTGATGTACTACCAAATGGAAGAATGTCGTGCCATTCCATAAAACGAGCACGAGCATAGCCAACAATAACTGCGCTGGCTGGAACTGCGCCTCTAGAACCAGAACCAGTAGGTCTATTGTATAAAGTTATGGTATCTAGGGTATCAATTGGAGGAGCATTATTAACATTGGTAACCAAAACATAATTACCAATTGGTGCTGGTACGACTGCGTTAACAGCGTTTGCAAAAGTTCTTGCTTTATCTACATTAACATATGTAGTAGAATCTTTCTTAATTTCATATCCACGAACATATGCTTTACCAGCTTCTAGTCCGACAGCAAGTTTAGTTTCGTCTCCGCCATTTTCTGGTTTGTAAATACCACGATTGTATACTGGTGACTCAGTATATTCCCATGTAACACCATTCGATCCGTCAGTCGCAGTACCGCTAGTGTGAACAGGTGGTACATTTACTGATGTTGCAGAATTTTTAGCAAAATATGTGTTTGCTCCATTGGTAACTACATCACCAATTAAATATGCAACTCCAGTAGCCCATGCTCCACGATTGTTATTTCTGTGTTCTCTGACATCTATTTCAAAAGCACGAACAGTGTAATCACCAGACTCATCATAAGTTCTATCAGCAAGTTCTTTTGCTAGTCTAGAGTATTCAGTTTCATCAACAATAGTTTTAACAATACCATCAGTAACTCTAATTAACTCTACAAAGTCTTGGTCAGAGGTATCAGTTATACTTCTCTTGGTTAATATTAAATTAATATAGTAACGATGTGCGCCTGGAGCAGCAAAGTTAAAACTATTTTGAGCATTGTCTAATAAACTCTCATCTTGCTCTGGAGTTTTTACACTCTCTTCAACAAGTAAACCAATTCTATATGTTGGTACATTGCTATATTTGTCAAGAACAATAGTCTGTTTTTCAACAAGAACGAAATGTTCGTTGACATAATAAACACCCCTTTCAACTGTTGCAAGAGAACCCTTTCCAATAGCGCCAGTTGTTTGTGCTTGGAAAGAATATGTACCACTAGCAGTTGTTAGTACTTCTGAATTTGAGAATGTTTTAGTTGTATTATTTGTGCCAGAGTTTAAATAACGAACATAAATGGTAGTTGGATCTGATGCTTCTGCGCTCTGAACTTTTACAATTAATGCCTTAACACCACTAGAGCCAATAATAGTTTGACCCTCAATATTATTAATAAATGTCTCAACTGCTACACCATTGTAAGAAGCAGTTAGTTTAACATAATCCGCACCTCTACTTAACTGATCAATAGTTTCAACTGATGCTTGTCCAGGGATAACCATAGCACCCTGTTTAAAAATAGCATCACCATGTCTAGAAATCTGTTTTTGGAGAATCGTTTGAAGTTGTGTTAACTCTCTAGCCTGAACAGCAAAACTTGGACGAAAAAGAATTCTATAAAAATTCTTTTCTTCGTCATAATCATCATTATACGGTTCGGTGTTAAAATCGATCATTATACTCTTCTCTTTGTTATTTACTTATTTATTAGAATCTAATAACTGTTCTAATAGTAACTGTTTGGTCTGCAGTAGGTGTGAATGCTTGTTTATTATCAATGAACAATAAATCTCCAGAATATTTATCTGCTGTTGGATCAGTGACTCCAGCAACACCAAAAGTATTTGAAGAATCATTTAAAAATGTAGCACCAATAGTAGGAACTGCATTTTCTAAAGACTGCACTAACATGCCAGTACTGGTCACAGAAACAATTCTAAATTTTCTGCCAGTTAAAGAACCCAAATATATTAACATGTCTGGCAAAAACTGTGTTGTATTTACAGTTCCAGTTAATACATAACATGCTGATGCTAAGGAACTTTTAAGGTTTCCGTAATCCCCGAATCGACGAGGATTTTTAATAATTCCAATTTGACGGAAATCGTTGTTCACAGTGAAACCTTGGTTTGCGTCTTTAGAGATATTAGTGTAGAACATTAAAGTTCTTGCAAACATACCGTTAATTGGGTCTTTACCATGTCCACCAAAAGGGGCACGAACAGCTCTGGCAGTAGCACCCTTACCAGTTCCAGATATGGTAACATTCGCCCAACGATATCCCAAACCATAGTTGGTTACTGTTATTTTACTGACTGCACCATTGGTGACTGTTGCAATAGCTGCAGCACCTGTTCCATCACCATCAATAGTTACGGTTGGTGCAGATCCATATCCATATCCACCAGATATGATTGGATACGCCATAATACGACCATCTGGAGTCAATAGTTCTGTATTTGCTTGTAAAGTATCAATATCACCTGGAGATAAATCTGCAGTTAATAATGCAGTATCTGGTGTAGTACCACCATTATTACCGTCACCAGTAACTGTTAAGTTGGCATAGGTATATCCAACACCACCATCATCAATTTGCACGCCAACTATTTGTCCAGCGTCTATAATAGGTATTAATTTTGCTTCAGATTTAACACCAACGAAATATCCTGATGCGCCAGCGCCACCAGAAACTGGAGAAATTGATACATTAGGAAGTGAAGAATATCCTGCGCCATACTTTAATGCTACTGTTCCAGTAGCAGCAAGACCTGCAAAGGTTAATACTGCAGTTCCACCAGTAGCAGCAACTGCGCCACTAGAATGTACTGGAGCAACAGTACCAGCAGTACCAGCAGTAGTTACTGTGTATAAATTCACCCCATGACGAATCTGTTGATTAACTGTATATGTAGCACCACTAGTCCAAGCTGTTCCAAATGTTACTGTTGGAACAGAAGTGTATGCAGCACCTGCGTCTGATACCGTAACTTTTGCTACTGCAGTTCCACGCATAGTAACAGCACCAACAAATCCTGAACCACCACCACCACTAACAGTAACTGATGGTGCTGATGTATATCCTGATCCACCATTAGTAATATTTATTTCATAAATACTACCATTTAATGCAATGCTTGTAATGACACCTCCAGATATTACTGGAGTTCCTGTAGCACGAGTTCCTTTATATAATAATGTGGCAGTTCCATTAGCAACATGTCCAGATCTATGTGTTGGCGATGGCGCTGCTAATGTCCCAGATTTAGTACATTCATAAAGATTATTATTATGTTCAATCATCTGCCCAAGTAAAATACCATTACCTGCTGCCCATGTGTTTGCCCCAGCAAATGGTGGGTCAATAAGAACTGTTGCTCCAGATGTATATCCAGTTCCACCAGAATTTAATGTTATACTTGTGAGTAATAAAGGATCTGATTCTCTATATCCATCACCTGATACTGTTATAGATGCAAAAGTATAATTTTGTCCACCAGATTCAATGATAACATTTAAAATTTCACCACCAGAATAAAACTGCCCACGAAGAGAATTAATAACTGGCATATAAGCATCAGTTAAAAATTTGTTGCGAAGAGCGATTGGAATACTATACAAATATTTCCACATGTATCCGTCTGGCATAATAACAGGATCTACAACAGTACCAATTGGTTTAGATGTTGATAACGCATTGTTATTATTATCAAGACATTTGTAAACATGATACTCATCAGTTAAGACATAACTTTGTGAGTCTTCTACTGATGTTGCACCATAAAAACCTGTTTTAATAACTGCTGTTGCCGTGGCACCTTCTCCACCACCACCACTAATAGTTACAGTAGGAACAGAAGTGTATCCTGTACCCTTTGATGTTAATGTAATACCAACTATAACACCATCTAATAAAGTAGGTGCTGCTGCAGCACCAGTTCCACCGCCACCGCTAATAGTAATTGTAGGTGGATCTGAGTATCCAAAGCCACCAGATACCAAATTAATACCCTGCACTTCATCACTATATCTATCGTCAAACATATCATAAACTGTATTAGTAGTCCAGTCTCTTCTAGGAACGACGAATGCTACATCTGTAGATTTAATTTCTTTCATAGTGATAATTTCATTACGAGTATCTAACTCATATGCAAAACTATCAGTAGGATACGGTGGACTAGTATCAACAGTCCACGATACCGTCTTACCTAGAAAGTAATAATATCGTGCAGTGCGAGTCTGAATTTCATTATACAATCCTTCAGCTACAGAATTGTGTAACGCAGACTTCAATAAAGATGAAGTTGCCATTTATAGCCTTAAAATTAGCTTACTGTGATAATCCAAGTGATAGCAATAGAGTCACCAGCAGCTTTGTTTACTACTGGGAAAGTAGTACGACAAAGCATTGTACCAGCTGAAACTGCATTAAAAATACCAGCTTCAGTGATAGCACCAGTACCAGTACCAGCTGGGAAAGTAGCAGTAGCAGTAACTGCAGCAGTACCACCACTAGTAAATGATGCTAATGCAACACGACCAGCTTCAGTAGTTAAAACAGCCTGAGCAACTGCTGGAGTTGCTGTAGATGTTCCAATAGCCATCCAACCCATTACAGTTGGTACAGAAGTTCCTTGCATACGACCAGCAATATATTGTTTACCTGATGTAACAACTAAATTATGTGTATTTCGTTCATCTTTAAGATTACCTTGTGCATCATACAACTTAATGTTGACTTGTCCTGTAACTTTAAAAATGTTTTCGAGTGTTTCGTTTGAGTTCATAAAATCTCCTTTATTGATTGCTAATTATTTAGCCTGAAAAATTGATCTGGTTTCCGACATATAAACCACCATCATTTTGGAACCATCCTGCTTCTGCATAAGGGTTTACATCTAAGAAACCACCACTGTCTGTTGCTGTTGCAGTATCATTGTCAAGGGTAACTCCATCGTTTAGAACATGAGTTAAACTTCCATTAGTAGAATCCCATGTTCTAAATGTTACAGCAAATGCGGGTCTTGTTCTATTTAGGTCAGATGCGCTAGCAGCATCAGTGTCAGATATAGATTGAGTATCTACATCTGTAGTTACACCATCACTTAAATATCGAACCTGACTGACAGAATCTAGTACCTTATGTACACCTGAATCTGAACCAGTTAATAATGTACCAGTTGTTGCAACTAATGCTGGGTTAGTTCTTGTAGATGTTTGGTTGTCTCCGCCATCTGCCATAACCACAGAGTTATTATCTAACGCACCAGCAAAAGTCATTGTAGTAGTATTCAACAACTTCATAAACCCTGCATCGGATCCACTTAATAGGGTTCCAGTCGTTGCAACTAGCGCAGGATTAGTTCTAGCAGATGTTTGGTCGTCTCCACCATCCAGCATCATAACAGCCTCTGTGTCAGCGGTTACACCATCATTGATAAGGTGGTTATAATTTAACGACTTCATAAACCCTGCATCGGATCCACTTAATAGGGTTCCAGTCGTTGCAACTAGCGCAGGATTAGTTCTAGCAGATGTTTGGTCGTCTCCACCATCTAACATTGTTACAAAAAATGTATCAACTGTAGTGCCATCGTTTAAAAGATTTCTTCCAGTAATATCACTGATTGGTTTCTCTACATCAAAGTCTGGATTAATCCTAGTTAAATCTGAAGCATTTCCAGTTTCAACCATAACAACTGATTGTCCACCAGCGTCAGCGAATCCGTTAAGATTAAGAGTGGTATCTTGAATCGTCTTCAGCATACCTGCAGTAGAACCAGATGTTAATGTTCCAGATAGTGCAGTTAGAGATGGATTGGTTCTAGTAGAATCTAAAGCAATACCAGGCTCAGTCATACTCACTGAATCTGATTCAGTTATAGCAAGAATCTTAACTAAAGACTCCAATTCCATACTAATATCAAATTCATTACGAATATCATACTCTCCAAACAACGCCATGCCTGCTGGGTGGATTAGATTTTTAACAACAGTTTTATAACTTTCTAATGCTTCATCAATTTTAATAACATAAGAATATGCTTGGTAGTAACGACTATCTTGGATGTAGATAGCATCGTTCAAGAAGCTGTCGTTAGTTACATAGTATCCTGGATACTTTGCTAATGGTCCAAGAGTTACTTTAATGATTGCTGGATCTGTATCAGTTATAGTAGCATCTGCAGAACTAATACCAAACTCACGAAGTACTAAACCAGTATAAGTTCCATCCATAGATCCAGGTCTTCTCACTACTACTGACGATAAACCAGAAGCAGTAGTTCCTGTGTAGTTAGTTGGCGATGCAACAGATATTATCTGGTGCGTAGCAGTAGTTCCTGTATATACAGTATTTAATGTTAAAGTAGTGGATGTTCTTGATGCTACTGTGTAAGTATTTCCATCTGGCATACGAATAACATCATTAGCAACAATTTCTCCAGCATTCCAAGGAATATCTGCTGAGGATACCCAAGTTAGTACTGCAGATCCATTGGTAATTACTCCAGCGTCATATGGAGGAGTGCTAGATGTTGTTCCTGCTGTGGTAACAATATAAAGATTATTACCATAATATAGTTTTTGGTTTTGTGTTACTGGAGTATTAGCAACCCATGAGGTTCCCCATAGTGCAGTAGTAACTCTTGTTACAGTAGTAGAACCATTTACCACATTAACTAATTGAGAAACTATACTAGGTGTTTCAACCAATGTCAAACTTGTGTTACTTGCTGCTCTACCAAAGGTATAAGTTCCATTTGGCAAAGTTATAACATCACCAAATTGTAGTTGAGTTGTAAATAAACTGCTCGTTCCTGTTACTGTAGAACTACCATTAGTCACAGCAAGTGTTCCAGTTAAAACAGATCCAATATCTCCAAGAAAATAATCAGCGCTGCTGAATGTTCCAACTTCAGCAAATCCATCTAACTTTTCGCTAATGCTTATAGTAGTATGTTTATCAAGTCCACCACCAGATGATCTTGCTCTATATGTGGATATACCAGAAGCAGTTGTTCCAAGATAAACAGAAGTCAAAGTTAAAGATGTTAGACTAGGTACAGTGGCTACCGTGTACACACCATTTGGAAGAAATATTAAATCTCCAGGTACAACTTCTGCTGTAAATGAAGTACCAGTACCTGTTACTGCTGTTGAGTTGTTAGTAACAGCAAGAGTGCCAGATAAAGTGACTCTTGTAACATTAGTATCAAGTCTTTGTATAACTGTACCAGCAGTTCCAGCTACATCTTGCCCCGAAGCTGCTGAAATTGTAGTTGTGAAATCTGTAGAATAACCAGTTCCAAATTTAATGAATTGTGCTTTAGCGATACCACCATTTGAATCAACAGTAGAAACTTTTAGAATAGATCCAGTGCCATCAAAGTTTCTGATGTTGTAAATATCACCAACTCTAAATCCAGTTCCTGCAGTTAAAACTTCAAGTCCAACTGTAGTTGGTAGAATTTCAGCAGTGAAATAAATTCCATTCTCATCATCACGATATCTTAATCTATCACCAACAGAAATATTACCAAAGAATCTTCTATCAATTAAATATTCATATACATCTTCTGATACTCGAATAGCTCTATCTACTTCAACCTCAACATCTTGTCTTCTATCTACAAGAACACGAATAGTTTTTGATGGTGTAATGACATCAACTAATTTTCCCACTGGGTCTTGTGGGTTTCCTGTTAGGATACGAGCGAATAAAGAGTTATCTTGATTATATCTTCCATCTGATGCTCTTAAAACTTGCTTAGAAGGATAATCAATTGCTACATCTTTATTGAAAAGAATTCTAAACAATAATTTAAAAGAGGCTTCAGATCCCTTCGCATTATATTGTTCTTTTATATGTTGTAATAAAAATTTACTATCTACTGTTGTTAGTGGTATATTACTCGCCAATTCAGATTTAAAATAACGAATATACTCATCTAGAGTAGTATCTAAATCTCTTAAAGTTTTTAGATCTACTTCGTTTTGTTCGACATATTGATAGTATGCCTCTAGAAAGGCAATAAATGTCTGATAATCTTCTCTAATAAACTCAGGTAACTGAGATCTTACTAAAGAAGATAACTTTGGTTTAGACAGCAATGTTGACATTATGATCTACTAGTTGTAAATTTGTAATTGTATCCACCACGAAGGTCGCCAGTTGCAGTTGGATCAGGTATCGCAGTTACATATAAATGGTCTTCAGCAACTTGGGCAATCTGAGTTAATGCTGATACCACATCATTTGATTGTGGTTTAATAGAAACTTCTAAATCAACATCAGCCAAAGCAGTAATATGCAGGTTGCGGATATCAACAATACCATTATTATAATCTACAGTTCCAATCTGTGGATCTACATATATCTTAATACCATTTGGACCATATCTAAACAATCTTACATATCCTAAACCATCATCATTCAGATAATGAATCTCATCACTACCAGCGATAAAGAATCCTGTTGTAGTAAATGAACCACCATTGCCCTGACCATCAGAATATATTGGATTGATAATATTTAAAATATATTGAGCACTGGTATTATACCTTGGTGTTAACTGTCTTCTAATTAATACTGTACTTATGTTATTAACAATCGATGGTTCAGCAGCATCAATAATTCTTGATAATTTAGAGAATCTAAAAACACCATCAAACACTTGAAGATCTTCTGAATCGTATGCTATAATTGCAGCCTGTACAATACTGGCGATTTCAGAAGCAGTTCTAGTAGTATTTTGTGGATTGTAGTATACAGTAACATTTAATGCAATATTAAGATATTCTGGATCAACAATCTCAGGAATAACTGAAACCACATTTCGTGTTTGTAAAATACTAGAAGTAATCGCAGCCTTTTGAACTGTGGTTAATTTAGTTGCATCTTTTGGTCTAATACAGATAAATGTTTTACCATATACAGGTGGGTTATTATCCTCACCACCCCAAACAGCAACAGATTTTGCTTCTGGTACATTAGCATATATTAATGCTTTGTAATCATCTGGAGTCACTGCACGATTCTGAGCAGCATAAAATTTTGGAGCATTAAATCTAATGCTATCTAATGACTCTTTATCATCACCATTTGATGCATGAGAAGTTGTAGTAATAGTAACAGTTGCGCCAGTGATAAGAGTATTTCCATTGTATGTGAATACTCTTGCGCCATTCGCAATTTCTTTAGAAGAAACAAAATAATCTAAATGTACCACATTACCAATATGTAGTTCTCTGCCTATGATATTATCACCGAAGGTAACTTCATACAAACCATCATCAATTTCTTTAGTCCAATAAACTTTTGATTCAGATGACGCATTAACAATACTATCAGATTTTGAGAATGCTTCAAAAACAGAAGACTGTGCGCTCTCTTGTATTTTAACTTGTAAAGTATTTAAATCAACATCTGAATTTGGTATAACATATCGAGAGTTAGCAGAAACTGTAAATCTATTAGTAATAGGTGTACCTTCAGTTAAAGTAACACCAGTGAATGTGTAAGTATTACCAACTCTTACTGTAGTTAAAGAACCAGTATTATAAAATGTTAGTCCATTTCCATCTACTACAGTTGTGAATTGACTATATGCTGGGATAGTTAAATTGGCAGGAGAAGAATTACCTCCAGAAACCACAATATTTACAGTAGCAGTTGCACAAGTAGATGATCTTGGAGTATATCCAAGCATCTTAGATAATGATACTACACTATTTCTTTTTCTTGCAGAGTCCAAAAACATTTCATTAACTGTCATGTTATTGTACAAAGCATTATAATGCGTATTATACGCTAGAACATCTAACAGAACTGACATCGCAGAACCTTCAAAATCATAATCTTGAAATTCTGTCTGTCCCTTTAAAAACTCTTTTAAGTTGTTTTTAATAGCATCGAAGTCTAGTTCGGCTACAGTTATTTTTCTATTGGTTGCCATTTATCGTGTTCTCTCTAATACAAGTTCGAGAGTTAATGGTCTCTCGGTATTGATAACTTTAAATTCTACTGTTACATAAACTGCATTATTATCCCCAGAGAAGGAGACTGATACATCAATTAGGTCTACTCTTGGTTCAAAATTATTAACTAGATCAACGATAGCTCTTTTTAGAGTCATGGCTAACATTGGACCAGCTGGTTCAAATAGTAAACGCTTAATCGGACTTCCTATTTCGCTATGAAATGGTCTCTCGTAATTACTAGTTAAAACAAGATTTCTTAATGCAGTTTTTATAGCATTTTCATCATATTTGCGTGATACATCCTTCGTCACTGGATGCGCAGTGAAATTTAGATCTAGATCTGAAAAGATTCTTGTTATTTTTGCCATATTCTTATTTAGGTTATTCTATAAAAGAGTTGGATGATCCTTGTGCTATTACATCACCACATTGAATACTGTCTCCAATTCTAGCTGCCTTTTTACCCTCAATATATGTTTTACTCGCTCCAGTGCTGGGAATACGAATATCAGAATTATGTGTAGTTACTCCACAAGCATGTGCAGCAAATTTACAATTAGAATCTACAACTCCAGCCAGTTTACCATTAAAATATGTTTTAGCTACAGGGGTTGTTATCATGGCTGTCGGTGCAAAACACCCATGACCAGTACTTTTATCTCCGATTGTCGCTGCAGCTGGCATTATCTTCCTATCCTAGTTTGGGCAATAGCGTTTAATAAAGCAGCCTTACCTGTATCCCAATTAAAAGTAGAAACCACAGTATAAGTTTGCTGAACATCTGGTCCAATATTATTGCTGTCTTTAGCAGTCACAATATAACTGTATGTCACAGTCTGTACAGTTGGCGCAATGAAAGAACATATTTCATATGAATTTGTGATATCATTAAAATTGGTGACAGTGTTATATGTTTTATCCTTAGTCAGATATGTAATAACACTTCCACCATGAGGCTCTGCATCATACTGCCCAGAAATATTATTAACACCAATATTCATTAGAGCATTAGTTTTATCTGCAACTATTCCAGTCACTGAATAGTTTGTCAGTGGATCTGGATCAACATAAGAAAATGTTTGTGAATAGCTGGTATAAACAGGCAATTCATCAATAACTTTCAAAGTAGTATTAGAAGGAGTCCAAGGCATTATGTTTTCTTAACAGGTGGTGGAATATTATTAACTAATACAAATCCACCCTTTGGATATGTACCTTGGTATGTTTTATCATTAACCATTGTAAACACTTGTCTTCTGAGTCCCTTAGCTGCATATCCCATATGAATCCAACATTGATTTGGGTCTCTATATTCTAATATCAGTTGATCATATGGAATAAGTTTTTCAATCTTTTGTATAATTTCATATGTTTTATTATTACGATCTGGAGTGATTAGTGCGATATCAAGAGCAAACCCCTTGCAGTGCGATGAAGTTGGAGACTCTTGAGGTAGAACACCCTTTAATCTATATCCAGATGTAACGATCCACTGTTTCTTATAACCACCCATACCGCCTGGAAGTATGTCAACTAGTGGCTCTAACATATTTTGAGCAGTGGTTGCTAAATTACAAATAACTTCTTGAACAGTATAAACTCTAAGATTTCCAGCAGCTGTTCCTGAAGCAACATCACTCAACATCTGATCTTGTAGTTTATGTCTTCCACCAACACCACCATCGATCAACATACCAAGAGTAAAGTTCTTAGACATTCTGTAATCATTAGTGAAGTTCTTTGTTTGGTAGATAACTTCACAACTAACTGGAACAGTAGTGTTAGTTCCGCCAGCAGGTGGTGGAGCAGATTCTGCTGCTACTGGTGGAGGGGCGTCTGGCACACCATCTTTTTTAGACTTCTGTGCTACAGCTGCTCTTCCTTCTGGGGTGTCTATATCTTGAGGTGTTTCTGCAGATGCGTTATCTTCAAACTTTCTATCTGGTGGAATTAAAAATGGTACAGTGGGATTAACAGGCGATCCAGCAGCAGGTGGGGTTAGTTCTACATCACTAGCTCCAGACGCACCATTACCAAACTGACCTTCCGAGTAATCTGCACGCAGAGTTCCACCAGCAAGTATATTCATATCTGCAGATGATTGAATATTTACAGCTTCAGCTTTCTGACTAATGTTTGCAGCTTGTACATTAAAATTACCTGCTGCTTTAATTAAGAAGTCTCCTCCTGCAGCCATGTAAACATCGTTTGCTACACCGACATCCAAATTGTTTCCAACTTTAATATTAGCATTTGCTTCTACTTGAATATTTGCATCTGATCTAGCGTAGATGTTGGTGTTACCATCAAC